CATTAGAACGTATGATTGAATCCCGATTGCGACGGTGGGGCCTAAAGCCCCTCCGTCGTGGTGGGCAGGTGTTCATCTGCAATCCAACGAATGTCAAACTCAAGCTTGGTGATTTCTTCACAATCATGGAGTTTGATAATGAGTTAAAGATTGCGCGATCCGATGAGCCGATCATGTCCGTACTGGACAATAGAGTTCAGCGATGGACGAACCCAACCCAGCCTTGGGAGAACTATGTGGCTGAAGAGAAGAAGGATGCAGACTACAAGAGAGAGCAGGCTCTCGGAGCCTTAGGCGAAATGCTTGAGGATGTATCAAAGATAAAGGTGCAGGTTAAATGACAACCTTGAATATCAACCAGCTAAGAAGCGCCATCCAAAAGTATTTGGATGATGATGGGACAAGGTGGAGTGTGGGCAGCACTTCAAGCCTAATGCTCTCAATGGAAGTTGATCGAGCAATATGGTTCTCGCTTCAGCAGGCATCAAGGTTCTATGTCAAGAACGGTGGCGATGGCCTTCTTGTTCAAAGACAAATACAGACAGACACGGCTGGTCAGGCCGAGCTAGGCACAGCGAAAGACGTTGAGCCGTTATTTATTTCGAACGTATGTATCTCCGACGGAACGGGTCCGGCACCTCATTGGGCTATTTGTAAATCAACAAGAGCCGATGAGGTTGAGTACCCTGACAACACAGTGAGAACACTGAGAATCAACTACGTTCCTAAGCCATTCATCGACAGCACCAACGGGAACGTCGTTCTTTACGGCGATAGCTCGGTGGTGAATCCCATGGCGCTAGAGGAGCTGATTATTTTAATCATACTTTATTCAACCAGATCTCTGCTCCCGAAAGACAATGAGCAGAATATGGCTTTGAATGATGCTATCTTTCAGGCAGAAGCAGCAATCGGCGCAACTATCGACACGCCAGCTGCGGTAGAGTTTCCAAGGTATGGAATGAGCCAACAGGTTATGGAGCAGTATCGATGGGCTTTTATCCCGTTCGACCATGCTACGGGAAAAAGAAACGTAATACAGATCCATAGACCTCTGTATTCTTTTTATGATGTTATATTGTAGGAGCATGTATCGTGTACAACCGAGGAGCAGATACATACTTCGGACGTTCAGGGCTGCAACAGCCATCAGGACTTGGCTATGACCACCGAACACGCGAAGCTATTAACGCTGTTGCTTCTGGCATTAGCAGTTATCGTGAGCTTGCTTCTGCCCTTGCTGAAGCTGTAGATGGAACCACGATAGAGATCGTGGAAACATTTGAGGTTCCCGAACCGATACTCATTCAGAACAACAAGATTAGAATCATCTGCACAGGCAAGGGAGGGCTGATGCCTGCATCGGCTGGCCTCACCTTGTTTGATGTTAAGGATGCAGACGACTGCACCTTTCAAAACATTAAGGTGTTTAGAAATAAAGCCAAGCAGATGTTTGATTACTTCATGCGGTTTGACTGGCAGGAAAATAAGAAGAATGTTTTCATCTACGACAACTACGTGGAAACATTAAGCTTTTTGAAATGCACCTTTGGATGGTCAAACCTCACAACCCCTACGGTTTTGAATACAGCATTCCTCAATGACTTCATTGGTCAGCGAACTTATATTTCTGGTAACACACACAGAAACTATCAGTTCGCGCCAAGGGTAAATGATTATAGGTTTATCGAGGGCTTTCCTCATATGTTTACAATCACCGGAAACGAAACAGAGGCAGCGATAGAACTCTACGGCGTTGGCAATATCATCAGCAACAACGGGATATTTGGCATCACTGCCGGAGGTGTGAACACGTCTGTCTCTATTCCTGCTACATCACAAAACATTGTGACGAGCAATCTGGTAGCGAACGCTGGCGCTCCGATTGTGTTTGGTGGAAACATTGCCGCAGACAATCTGGAGATAGCACTTTGATAAACATTCAAGACTGGGACAAAAGAAATATCTGGATCGATGGATCAGGAGATCTCGTTGTACGAGAGGGAATGCAGAGAGTCTTTGGTGCATGGGGTCTGGATCTGGAAGAGTTCTATGGTGGATTCTCCGTAGAGAATCCACGAACCAGTGAGCAAGTTCATTACATTCTAGGCTGCTCCCATGAGGGAGATACGTTTATCTACACTGTCAACGAAGAGTTCTACCCAACAGCGAGAGTCTTTGTTGGCAGAAAGATAAGACCCGCAGGCCCCTTTCAGGGAGGAGTCCTTGGTAATGGACAGATCCTTTGCGGTGCGCCGGGGATGCAAATGTACTGGGGATATGTTGGTTGTGGATTAAAACCAGCAGAGCGTACAAACTCCGCTCTTGATGTTGACTTCACAACCCAAACAATCAACGATGGGCTTGTTGCATCGTGGCAAAATCGAATCGTTATTGGGGTCAGGGATGCGTTGTATTTCAGTGATATAGGCTCCCCCCGCGCCTTTCTTGCTGCAAATACAACCCCTGCCCCCGGTTTCATTTACTTCTTAAAAGTTTCCGCATCGGGGATGTTGTTCATGGGAACAACAAACGGAATGTATTCTGTGGCAGCAGACTCAGTTTACAGCGGAGAGATTGTCCAGCCAGTCTTTCAAAAGGTCAGCGAGTTTCCAGTAAACAGCTTTTGGCAGGCAGCTGTTACGGACAAAGGCCCTGTCGCCCTATCGAGTGAGGGCATTGTAAGTGCAGCAGCCTATGGCGGTGAGGAGCTTTTGCTTGGTGATCGAAGAATAACGAGAACAATTTCCCAGCCTGTTCACTTTGAGGATTACAAGGTTGGGAAGATTTTCTCCACGCCTGAGGGACCAATCGCATCGTTTGCAGCCGAGATGGACCATGATAACGCAACATGGTTACTGGCTAGGGTGCATGAGAGAAGAGGGTTCTTCTCTTGGTTTGAGCCAGCGATCCAAAGACGTGAGTCTGATGGTGAGGTGGTTGGGGATGTGGCTTTCTCTGAAAGCTTTGAGATAAGAGCTGTTCTCGAAGATTCAGATGGCACACCCTACTTCCTAACAGACAGAAGTATCTTTAGGTTCTACGGAAACGTAGACACTGTTGCAGATGATCCCATTGGGAGATTTGTTGTAGGCACGTTGGCCGGATCAGTACTGGTAGACCCTCAGCAGAACCCAGTACTGAGATCGGTGACAACGGTAAGCGACAACGTAGGAACATTGCAATACGCATCCATTCACGGAACAGAGAAGAAGAGATCCCCTGATGACTTCATCAAGTGGGTAGATCCAGATTCGGTTACATTCCTTAATGAAACGGCAATCGCATTTCCGATATGCGACCTCAGTCTCTGGAAGGATGCAGCAGCGGGAACGCCCGGAGCAGAGGTTGATAAGTATTATACCAGAAGATTGAAGTCTATTCGTCATCGCTTCTCGCTTCGGACGAATGACTTATCGATGGAGATTGGCGTTGAAGGCTCAGGCTTTAGGATTGGATTGGTGTCTTTCCAGACAAAGGGAGCAGGCCAACTGCGACCACAGGACGGGAAAGACCTAGATATAAAAACATTGAAGGTGGATTGATGGCGTTACCAAACGTAAGAGCAGGAACAACGCAAACAGGATTTGTAATAAACAGCTTCACTGGTGTGACCCCTGTTCCTTTTGATACAACCCAAACACTTACAGTCACCATTGAGGGTGGCGACTGTAAGGCTGTAAATGTTAATGTGACAGCAGCATCTGTCACGTTTGACGTTGAAGCAAACAAAGACGCGATCCCCGGCTGGAGGGACGTTCGCCTCCAATACGCAACGGCGAACGCAGTCCCAGTCTTTAAGCGTCGAATGGTTCATGTTGTTCGGAGAGGATGCCTTGGCTCACGAATGTATTGCTGGGTAGTTGATGCCAATCCGGGTGGCTTAAATCCTCCGGGTTCACCCACTGAAGATTTCGGATCTGGTCCAGTCTTCATCGATGAGCTTGCTCCAGACAAAAGATGGACCATGATGGGGGGAACTCCTCATAATGCGCCACGGATTTATCTTTGGGATATTGGTTACGAGAACAACCAGATGAAGGTTGTTGGCAGCGCAAGCGATCAACCAAAGCTTATAAACAACGTTGTGCCTGTTCCCGCCAACGCATTTGATCCCGATAGGCACAACAGAGATTACAACATCGAAAGCATACAGCCTCAGCGATACCTTGGTGGAGCTGGGACAGAAGACCAGAGCAAGTACTGGCTTGCGCCATCGCCCGTAAACCCTTGGCCCTATCAATGGACACAGCAGGGCAACGGGGCTGTAGGGCTTGCGCCAGATGAGCTAGTGCAAACGTCAGCATTGGCGGTGAACGAATCAAGGTGGAGAGGTTTTCCTGCGCCGATCTTTCCCTTTACGGCTATCGGAGATCACCCAAAGAATACTTTCTGGAGAAAGTCTTGGCACTATCTATCGACCGGAGATTGGTTCTGGTCGAACGCGAAGCTTGGTGATGCCAGTGCTGCAACCCCGTCTGCTGCCGAGCATTGGATCATCAACAGAGGCGCGAGCAACTTCATAGGCATTCCCTTATGGGAAAGAGGGACTGGCGTTGGATTTAATGCAGCGGAGTATGATCAACCATTCAAACTCCTGAGAGAGTATGAATGGGCAAATGATTTGTATTACGCTCCGAAAAATACAACAACCGGAACACCACCTGTTCAATCGCCAGCCAAGGCGATTCTAACAATATCCATTGAGGCGGTGGACCTTTTGCTGCCCGGACCTCAAACGAAAAGCCCGACAGCAACAGCTCACCCGTACAGGCAGCAGCATACATATCGGAGGGCGAAGTACGATAACACCGGAGAGCTGGCGCAAGGCAACAGCAGGAAGGGAACCTCCACCAGATTCTCGAAGATAAAGGTTCAGTACCAAGACCTTTATGCTTGGCAGGATGAGTATGGTCCGGGAGGTCACACTTCCGGGGCGCACGAGATGAGCGAGCCAATCGTCATAGCCGAAGCCTATGTTCCAAGAATAGACATGACGATTGATTATCAAGGCTGGGCAGATGCGGTTCCGCCGCAGCCGATCCCTCAAGACGCTCAAGATCCAGATGGTCCGAACAGACCAGTGGTGTCGTTTGAGTCAGAGCCTTTTGAGTGGAAGCAAGTTCTCACAAGCCCAGAGCAGGTAACAGTTGGTGATTCAGTTTCACCCGGAGTCCCTAATGGGAAGTTCATACTGAGAGAAAAGGCTGCTGCTGCTGCGGAGTTATTCATGGCTGAGTTCGAGGGCTATGATTGCAAGCTGATACTTGACAGGTCTTGGTACGGATCACACCCCGATGATAACTGGTTTGCTCCGGCAACAAGGCCGTATGCACAGACAATGACAGACCGAGAAGGAACGTGGCTGGCTGTTCGCGCTCATATCGAAGTGGTGGAAAAGGAAGGGTATAATCCATGACAATAACGATTGACCCCAACGAAATAAAGTCTGATCAGCTCAACGAGTCCTTTGGTCAGTTTTCTTCTGATGGGTTTTCAACGGCGACCTCACCGGACACGGGTTGCCTTGAAGACCTAAGAAGATTAAACCAGTCTCACGTTGAATGTAAAACATTGTCATTCAACTTTGATATGTTGAGCTTGAGCAATGGTCCAAAGCCACCGGGGGCAACAACGCTCATCGCCCTACACGCAGGACATCCAGACATAAACTACCAACAGGTATTTAGAGTTTATGATGATGTGCAAGTGATGGGGTACGTTGCAGACCTATGGGGTGTGAACAGGGCAGGGAACCAAGGTAACTTTGAAAGAGTTACCTTGGCTGGTCAGCAGTCAGCAGCAGTCTCATTTAATGTTAAACTGCTTGGCAACTACACGGCTCTCGATGATGAGCTGGGCTACCCATCGGTCTTTAAGTCAACAGAGTTTAACTTGCTTGATGATATTCAGATTAGCTTTGAGGATCGGATTGGCAGAATGGACACTGCGCTTGCAGCACTAAGCGCGAAAGACTTGTCTCAAAACATCATCGATCAAGGATGGTACAGCGATGAAAACAGAGACATTGTGCAGAAAGAAATCAGATCTGTTTGCTATCCGGTAAGACAAGAAGAGAACCCTGTTCACCTTCTAGGCGGTGCCGAGTACATCATAGAGGTTGGCCCTGCGACCTCCAACGGATCTGTCAGCGTGGACCTGAATAACAATCCAGCGTACCACATGGTGACAGCGTTGCAGTTCACTATGATCTGCCGATGCACGAGAAGGAGATGGGCATGAAGGTTGTTGAGCCTCCTAATAGATTTTTCCCAAAGAGAGCCTATGCGACTGAGGATGTTAATCGTAACCTAAGCCATGCGGCAAACATGATTAGGAACGATCAGGACGAGAGATACGTTTACACATCGGTGCGGGTTCCGCTGGCTACCATATCAGGTAGGCAGTCTTACGGGCCAGCGCCGGATGCAAAGTACGGGTCGAGTGCGTATGGTGATCTTGAGGCTAACAGCAGGATCATTGAGAACTCATGTTCTGGAGCTGCTGCCCTCTGCCCCAATAACCACGAGGGACTTAGAACCTTTGCGTTTGTCCCACCGTGGGATATGAAGATTGTTTCCTCGGACCTCTATGTTGTTTGCAACACGGACGAGGAACTGTATCTTGGTGCAGGCACTGATCCAATCCAGATAACAGACAACCATCCAATGGTTGTAAAGCTTCAGTGGATCGCAGACGATGGCGGAGAAGGCTATCCAGCCAGACCAAAGTCTTATCTGCCAGAGGGATTGCGATACGACAAAGACCCAGACCTGTATCGCATTCATGATCAGATCACTATAGATGTAACCGCTAAAGGCGGTTACTTCTCATTAACTGATAACACTGAGCTGGTCCTCCGTGGAGGCAGGTGTTATCGGCTATGCGTTAGCGATCCCGATATACCAAGCATCTCAAAGAACTTCGGATTCAAACCGGAGGATCTGCCGAACGAGTATGATCTCCGATGGTTCTGGAGGTATGATGCTGCTTGGGTCCAGCTTAACTTTCAGTATGACAAGTGGAAGTTTGATGAACTCAACAGGCCCGATGTGACATTCTTCACAGCGGATAACGCAGTTGAGAGAAGCAATACACAGGACACTGGAATATCTGATCAACTAGAATCTTTAGATAGCCATCGGCAAGCAACAACGGAAAAGAGAAGATACCCGAAAGCCGAACTCTTTTCCTTCGGGCTTGGAAACTTTTCCGGCATGTGGAACCGTCCGTACTCCGATGGCGACCCAACGGCAACGGTTGGTCCCGGTAACGACAGCTTAATGACAGATCAGGCAAACAGCCTGAGCGCTGTAACTTCTCACAGTGATTCATGGTATCGCCATGCAATCCCTGATCTTGATTACAGATACAACGGGGAAGCATTGCCCGGTCCTGCCGTCAGAGAAATAATGGATGCGCGTTACGCCCACAACTTCCAGTATCAAACAGCTTGGAGGTATCCAGTATCCCCGCTAACTCCCGGAGTACTGGATAACAAAAAGCTGTACGGATATAGTGTTGGGCTAATGCACAATACATCTCCAGACTTCTGGCAGAAAGACCCGGCCTTTCTCTGGAACCCAGCCATACCGCCTCAAGCGAAGATGAAGGTAAGGCATTATGGATATGATTGGCATTGCAGACTAGGGCATGGTCTTGCCTTTGATGGCAGGGCGACAAACATACCGGACAACTATTCCGTGTACAATGGAAGCGAAACGGATGAGGCAAACAACAAGACAACTCCAAAGCTGACGGAGAACAACTCCGTAACAGGAGGAGGTCTTGATGGTGTCAATCCGATTGGGCTTGGTTGGAACAACACGCCTTGGGCGTCTACATCGATTCCGTTGTCTCTTGACTCATCGGAAAAGCATTATGGTGTGGCATCAGGATTTCCCGGTGACTACCTTTCAGAGATTCATTCCGGTCCTCAGTACGGAAAAGATCCTGACAATCCAACCATTCCGCTGTCATCACTGTCTACATCTTCAGGAAACTTCGTTGACCCAGAAGTCTCACACAAGTTCCCGATGGATCTTGGGAAGCTGAATGATGAAGACGATTTGTTTTTAATACTTAATACCTTTTGTTCTAGCACTAGCGCATTCGTCGGTACGCCGGGATCTCTTGACTGGGATAACGACTTGCAGCGTAGAAACTTTCAAAAGGTTTATGTTCTAATGTGGGTAATGTAGGAGAAGCTATGGCCGAAAAAGACATCCAAGGATACAGAAGAAGTCACAAGAGGATACCAACAAGCGTGGCTCTTGATGATGATCAAGCAGAGTTAAGCGCAAGACAAGCTGCCATTGGGCAGCTTGGCGGAAAGCTTAAAGGCGAGAAGCCTAAGCGTAAGCTCTTGAAGGACTACTCTCAGTTTGGGATGAGTAACGCGAAGCACATGTCTACTGATCCCACTTACGGCCCGGAGTCCGATCCGAATGATCCCACCTACGATGCGGAAACCGCGAGAGCAGCAGTCGATGAAGCTGCTGCCGAGGCATCTCAGCCAGTAGATCCAGACGGCTTCAAGATGAACAAAGACTGGAAGGATCTGTTGGGTGGGACCTATGGCGGATACCCAGAGATACCAGTGGAGGAGCCAAGCAAGATTAGGCAGGATCTTGAGAACTGGCTAGACTCTCAGTGGGATGAAGACGAGAAAGAAAAGAGAATAGCCAGACAGCGAGCATCGCAAGAAGCTATGGTTCGCGCCCAGATGGGAGCCGGAGAAGCTGGTCGCTCTGGCGCGGCTGCTCTCCTACAGGGAGAGGCAGGCCGCTTGGCAGAGTCCCAAGCAAGGGTTGCCGAGATGGAGAGAGAGCTTGAGCTTACAGGTCTTCAGAGCTGGCTCATGGGCTTTGATCTCCAGAAGGAACAGTACGACCAAGGAGAAAGAGAACAGGCAGCACAGGCAGCCCTGCTCGGTCTTGAGGTCTACGATCTTGACTATGATGATATGTGGGAACTTTTCCAGTTACCTGAGAACGCAAAGAGCGAGGCGGCGAGAAAGCTCCACAACAAAGCTTGGAAGCAAATGCAGGAAGATGGCCACTACGATGAGGAAGATGATGAGCCTGAAGACGTTGCAAACATCTTTGTTCCTGAGTGGGCTGAGGGAACCGAGGTCGATTTGCTTGAGGGCGAGACAGCAGCGGAGTGGGACGAGAGAGTAAGACTTCTCTATCTGGCTGCGAAAGTGCCTGCCGAATGGATCACCTCATGGAGGATGAGCAACTTCCTTCCGGTTGATGACATGTACGCATTCAAGAGTTCTGGAATCTTTGACACCAGAGAGGACGGCATTATTATTCCAAGGAATAGCGCCTTCGATCCAGTGGAGCAGGGATGGGTTGATACCGGGGATACCATTACTGTGACCAACAGCAGGGGCGAAGAGATTGTTCACAACAAATACAAATCAGGCGATCTAGTTATCTACATCCCAGCATAAAGGAGAAACCATGTTTATACCAGCAGCACCACCACCAGAGTATCCCAAGTCAGGCCCACAAGCATTGTCTGCCGCATATTCCAAAATGCTTCAGAAGCAGGGAATGGCCCAGACAAGGAAGGCGAACTATGGCGCTCAACAGCAGCAGCAAATCATGGAAGCATTGAGAGATGCGGCCATGACAGCTAATGCCATTGGGCAAGCGGAAGCAACGAAAGACTTGGCGGCAGCTCAGTCTGAAGCAACGCGAACGCTAAAGACAGAAGCCGCGATGCAGCGCATCGAGGATGTTATCGCGACAGAGCAGATAAAGATTAACACAGCCGAAGCGTTGATTGCTTCTGGTATTGGTCAGGATGATCCCGCACTGCTTGCCCAGCAGCAGGCGATCATCTCGCAATCCAAACAGAAAATCAACAAGGCAGTTAATCAAGGCAGCAAGATATTCATGAACGATGAATATCAAAGAAACTATGCAGATGCTTTCCTAAAGGAGAACCCACAAGGAGCCACTGGCCTAAGCCCCATACAGGCTGCGGTCGGTGCTGTGGATTCTGTGTATGGTCCTCCACCAGAGAGGAACTACATGGATCGCTGGCTCGAACCTCCGACGGATACACCGTCAGTGGTGATCAATACAACGACCGTTCCCCAGCTAACCAACCCTGTTGAGGGTATGGAGCCGCTGGATATAGCGACCTCTGCACAGCCAGAGGTTACGGTTGAGGAAGTTCAAGTTGAGCAGCCAAAAGAAAAAGAAGAGAGACAGCATCCCTTTTTAAGATGGCTTATGAACGGGGAGATGTTTCAGCAAAGAAAGCCCAAGCATCTCCCGAATGATCCGTTTGGATTGCTATAGGAGATTGGTATGTCATCAACATTTGCAACACCACATATCAGGGACACGCTTGCAAGGCTTGCCTCGGCGCAGTCTCCGGCAAGCCCCGTGGTCAACATCAATGTAAACAACAACCCGGAAAACATAGAAGGTTTAACCTTTGGCGAGATCCAGAAGAAACGTGGGCGTAAAACGGCATACGAGGATATGATTGAGCGAGGCAATCGCGAGGCGCTTGATCTGACCGTGAGGGACAGGGAAACTATAAACGCCACAGGTGGTCGAGTATCCCCAGTACCGGACTGGCACAGCAATACCAAGTTTGAAAGTCAGCCGTTGCCAATGCCGAAGGAGCTGCCCGCTGAAAAAGGTACGAGCATATACAAGGCTCCATCAGGACAGTATGTGCCTGATGTCCTTCCTCCAGAGGGGGTGGCCTTGCTTGAGGAGGCTCGCTCTCAAACTCCACGATCTGAATCTATTTCAGTGAGGGAGGAGGAGTACAGACCAGCCAAAGGTGTTCCACGTGAAACAGCGGCTAGGTTTGAGGAAGTCAAAAAGGAAGTCGTTAGACCAGAGATGTACTCGGCCAACCTTCAGTCTCTAGCAAACGATCAATATGATGGTGATATTTTTCAGGTCATCATTGATAAGTACGCAGACAAGAACCCTTGGCTTAGTCGCGATGCCGTTGAGAATGTTGTTCTCAACGTGAGATCAAAGCACGAAGAGGCGTATGGTCGATACAATGACGACGGTAAGTATATGGATTGGGTTCTTCGATCAATGGATCGCCATCGTGCGAGAAAGGATGCACGAGAAGATGCAGACTATTCGAGAGAGGAAGATCACAAATACTTCGTGAAGAGACAGAAGGTGATGGCCGATGCAAGAAAGAAGGGCAGGAAAGGCAAAGGCGGGAAGTCCTCAAAGAAATCACAAGGCACTGCGAACAAGAACTACAACAAGATCATGGCGTTCAACAGCGAGGAAACAGCAGATCTGAATAAGCTTGTTGAGGGAATGAGGAATGTTCAGTATGAAGTTACTCAGCAAGTGCAGGTGCATAAGGGCAAGAATGCCGAAAAGCAATTCGGCAGACTGATGTTAAGTGATGAAGAGTATAAGCAGGCCAGCCCAGAGAAGCAGAAAGAGATGTTGGCTGAGGCAATGCGGAACCCTACCGCAATGGAGAACAATCTAAACAATGTTGCATCCCAGATAGCATCCTCTAAGATGAGGACAAATCTAAGAGGTGAACACGATGGGCCTTTCTATGGAAAGACATGGACTGCAAACGAGGATGCGTTAAGAGGAATCCTTCATAGCCGAGTACTAGATCTTGCTCGGACAGACAAGAAACTTGCTAAGGACATTGGCTTTCGCCCTGAGTCAACATCGGGCGGCGACCGCAGAGAGAGGTACGACAGAGACAAGGTTGAGGACATGGTGGACTTTATTGTTGATAGAAAGCTAAGGCTTGCATCTCCAAGAAAGGCCTACGCTTCCACGCAATCAAAACAGAAAAAGAAAAGCAAATAACAATGGACGAGATTCTTGAACAAATAGATTTAGATTTATCCCAAGGCAGCATCGACGAGCAGCTTGAGGATGTTTCATTTTCTAAGGGACAGTCAGACAATCTGCTTGAGCAGATTCACTTTGACTTGAGTACCCTTCAAGAAAGGGAGTACGAGCTTCCTGAAGACCACACCATGATGCACGAGGGTCACAAGGATGCTTTGGATATAGAGCTTGAAAGATTAAAGAAGGACGGTCCCAAACCGTTCTTCGGTCTTGCCGATCTGCCAGACTTGATTGACCAAGAGATCGCAACCCAAATGCTTACACCCACAGGTCCGGCAAGCAGTTGGTTGCGAGACTATGGCAATGCGATGGGCTATGACGCAAAGGCCCTGTACAAAGAATCTACAGGGATAGACTGGCAAGACGAAAACGAGATGCGTCAAAAGGTTGAAGCAGGTCTGATGGGCGACCGAGAAAGGATGGCCATTGTTGCAAGGCAAACATCGATGGCGGATAATATGTCTCGGAGCTGGGAAGAGTTGATGCTGGTCATGTCTGATATATTGCCTGCCGCAGCGAGTGGAGTTGGTCAGATGATAGACCACGCCGTCGAGGGTGACACAGAGGGACTGGCTCGTGACTGGGAAGTGACCAAAGATATAGCGGAGATAATGGCTATCGAGTTCGGAGCTGATGCACTTGCACTTGTCACCAGACCCTTGTCGTACATGAGAGAGCAGCCACTTGATGCGGCAGCTTGGTTGCCGATAGGTTCCGCTCTCAAGGTGCCGGGTGCTGTGGCCAAAGGCTCGAAGGCTTTGGCCCGTACCAGAAAAGTTAGCGAAGCTGGTAAGGAAGCAATGACTTACTGGAAGAATACAAAGAGCGGCGACATCGTGAGAGGCGTAGGGAAATCTATTGTTGACGCAGCGCCAGTTCCCAATGGACTGAAGCGAGCGTTCATAGATCTCTATGCCGGAACACCGGAGCCATTTAAAGCCTTGAGGAAAAAGTTCCAACGGAAGAGGGATGCAGACTCTGCCGTTATTGAAGAGTTTGTTTTGCAGCCATTACACAAGATGGCGAAGCAAAAGAATATAGGACCAGAGGAAATGTCTCAGATGTACACAGCCTTGGTGAGTACATTGCAAACAGTTTCTCAAAGAAAGAAAGCTGTCGCTCTGGCGATGGAGCCAGACAGCTCAACTAAAAGATTACTGATGGGTGGCGCTAGGCACGAGATAGACAGCGCAGTGCCTAAGTATGTTACATGGGAGTACGACGGGATACCCATGAACACCTCTCAGTTTATCTTTGACTTTAAACCTCAGCAGTGGGATGCGGCAAAGATCACTGCGAAGATTATGCCGGACGCTCCGCCAGCGGTACGGCAGAACATTGATCGCCTTATTGCGATCAAGAAGACCTTGTTTGATTTAGGCGCGAATCAAACAAAAGTTAAAACCTCGCCCGGCTTTGGTGGAGTGGGAAGAGGAAGACACGCTCGCGTATCTGACAACACTTTTCTTGCAGAAGATTTCTTTAAGGCAACAGCGTCAGACTACCTGCCTCTCGTTAAAACTCAGGCAGGTGGTATGCCGGACTGGAAGACTTGGTTCTCTCTAAAGAAAAGATGGAACGAAGTGGATACTGGTATGACCGGGACTGCTGCTGACGTGAGGAAGTATGCAGCAAAAAGTGCAGACTGGGTGAACAAGCTGAAGGATGAAGGCTACGCAGTAGGCGATAGGTTTATCGAGGCGCTGGAGCTATCGCTGCCAAAAACGATAGACACCCTAGAGCGGTATCGTTTTTATCAGCAGGTAGCAGAGAATGCAGACCTAGCATCCAAAGTCCCGAAGAAGGGATGGGTTAAGATAGAGGCACCGAAGGCAGGTCTTCACAAATCAAGAGACATGACTAAGGGTGGCGACATCATGAGGTACGGTGCGCTTGAGGGAATGTATGTTCCCAAGGGAGTTAGAGCTGTTATCCGTGGTGGGGAAAAGCATATCAAGGATTATGAAAACCTATTCACGAAGCTAGGAGATTCACATCGTGCGCTTCTGAATATGGTTAAGCATAACAAGCTTATTGCAAACTTTTCCACACAGTTCCACAACATCTATGGTGTTGCGAACCTTGTTGTCGGGGAAAGCCTTGACGCTTTCAATCCGCTTTCTCCGACAAAGTTTCGCCATGTTTGGGAGGACTCTCTCAAGTTCATGAAGCACAAGGATGATCCATTCTATCGCGCACTCCTTGAGACAGGCACGTTACCGAAAGCCGCTCGCGGTGTTGGAGATATTAGCGACATCACCTCGGCAATCATCAAGACGCATAACCCTTTTGATTTCGCAAAGGTCATGTGGAAAGACATGGACAAGCAAGTCAAGGGTGGGCGTGGAAGGATTGCGGCAGGAGCGAGTACACTTGCTAGGGGTGCGCCCGCTCTACCAATGAAGACATTAGAGTTTGCCAGCTACGGAGTTCTTGGTGCTGGCGGTAGAATGGCTAAATGGTTTACGGCTGTTGACCGGATGGCAAGGTATGGTTTCTTCAAGAAGAGATTGCGGGAGGTAGCCAAAGAAGCAGGTGTGTCTCCAGAGCAAGCATTGAAAAACCCCAAGCTAGTTGACGAGGCTGCAAAGTTTCAATCTGATATAATGCTCGACTACTCAGATCTCCCGACAGCAGTTCAGTGGATGCGGCAATCTGGTGTTGCTCCCTTCATAGCATACCCTTGGAGAGCCACCAGATATTATTTAGAGTATCCTTTCCGCAAGAGAAAATCGTATCTGACTCTTGACGCATGGCAGAGAGCCGAGCATCAGACTGACACCAAGGAAGATAGACAGAGAAGAAGGTCTAGGTTCCCCGGCGATTTCATGTACCCAGTGAGCCGGGGCCTAAGAGACATAATGAACAAGGCATCTCTTGCTGGTGGTGGTCCCAAGTGGGATGAAGTAAACATATCCGGTAGGTACTGGTCGCCCGTCCCAAGGGTTCCAGAAGAAACCTTGGGACTGAGCGTGGATAGGTTTGCCGGAAAAGGGACAACCATTGGAGAGGCAGGTCTGACTTGGCTGGACCAGAGAAGTTCGGCAGGCAGAATAACAGAGGCGCTTGGCATTGATATGCCGGAGGGATATGGCCGCAGGGACTGGAAGGGCGAAGAGATTGGTGGTCTGCCTATACCCGACCCGATGGGGCTGGCACCAATCTTAAAGATGCTCGACCCCAAGGAGGTCAAAGATCTCGACGGAGAAAAGAGAGCGCCTACATTATCCGAAAGACTTTTGCGCGGTGCGTCAGAAGCAGCACCGACATACATGCCGAAACTGAGCAGGGACCAACTGTATGGAATACCAGTCGAGAGTCGAGACTTGATTGCTCAGTCATTATTTGGATTGCGGGTTATACCTAAGACACACAGGAAGGCAGCTTTCGATAGAGGTCAACAGGCAATACGAAAGTTGAAAGGTGAACCCAGATACAAGGGTGCTACCTACAAAGACCAGATGAGAATGGAAGAAGAGGCACTTCGTCGCCAATCCAGACTCACATTGTTTTAGGAATAAAAAATGGAAGAGACATTTCACTTTATAGATAGGTACGGATTCACGCTGGTTGCGGCAGTTGCTATGGCCATTGCCCTGTATCGCATCGTGATGTTTGCTCTCGTGGGAAAGGCTGCACAGTTTCAAGAATCCCACAAAGAACTTCATGAGATGCAGATCAAAGTACTTGAGCGTTTGACAGACATCGAGAAGGAGCTGTCAAACCAAGAGGGCAAGCTGGACATAATCAGCGACTACGTTAAGAACAGAATGATGGGAGGCGGCAAGCTATGAGCAAGTTTAAGAAGTTAAGCAAAGAGCTAAAGGAAGATGGCGCTGAAGATCCTGACGCATTAGCGGCATGGATCGGCAGAAAGAAATACGGCAAGAAGGGCTTTGCCAAACTAGGACAGGCGGCAAAGAACAGGGCCGCAGAAAAGGTAGGTAAGAAATGATCACGCTAGAACTCTTAGGAATGGTAGGCAATATTGGATTACCGATAGTTATAACAATGGCACTGCCTTGGCTCATCAAGTTGTTAAGGGCAAAGCTCAACAACGAGCAAGAGATCACCCTCTCTCGCATCGCTGAAGGCGCGTACTTCGCGATTGAGAAGATGGCTCGCAAGTCAGACAACAAGATCGATGACAAGATTGCTGAGGCTTTGAAGGTCGTTTCAGAAGAACTAGGACGACAGCCAAAGGCGAGGGAAAAGAATGTTATCTTGAGAACTATCTCTGTGCTGCACGAGTCCAGCAAAAAAAACTCGTTAAGGCTGAAGAACAAATGAGCGTTAAATCTGTAGAGAAAGATCTGTCAAAGCTAAGTCCAACCTTTTCCCCTATATGGGAAAAGGTGGCAGAGACTATCGAGGAGAACGGTTTGCCTCTCGTAATCTTTGAGACATACCGATCCTCCGAGAGACAGACATATCTTTTTGAAGAAGGAAGATCCAAGCTCAAGGGGAAGTCTGGCGCTCACTGTCACGGAATGGCGGTAGACTTGATTCTTGATACGGAAAACTTTAGCGATCTATCTGGTTTTTCTCCGTGGGAGACAGGGGTAAAGTCAGGCCGAGTTGTCTTTCCCGATGTTCTTGCCGTCTGGCTTTGGCTTGGGCGCGAGTTGAAGATGAAGCATCCTGAGATTCGATGGGGTGGTGACTGGCGTCGAGGGAAACAAGTTGCCCTCGGATGGGACCCCTACCATATCGAACTACGTAACTGGAAGGATCATCTTCATCTATCAAAGGTGTAGCACCTACAACCTCACCGGAGAAAAGTCCTTTGATGTAAGCGATGAGTCTTCTGGATTCAGGGGATGCGTTCACTGAGTCCAGTATAATCGATTCGTGTTTTTCAAACACCACCTTCATAAGAGGAAGTTTAACACCCTTGGGTGGGTGGGTAAACAAAAAGCTACACCGGAGGCGCAGCTTTTGATGAGAGGCTTGACCTTCTATAAGAGAAGGTCAAGTGAAGCGAGTGGCTGGTCGAGAGCATCTTCGCTCTTTCCAGACTCCTCTTCTTCGTAGTGATTCCATTCTTGGTATCCCTTGATGTCCCCTTGCTCATGGATTTTCCATGAGATCATATTGATCACGCAGATCAAATCTTTCTTGGGGAGGAACGCAAGCTCCTCGTTAAGCTTGCAGGGCAAGCCTGCCTTCCAGTTGGAGGGATGGTCCGTAGCAACAATCTGCTTTGCTGTTGCTCGGTACATATGCTTCAACATTTTCAAGGAATCTTGATTCCGAATATCTTCATCGAGGCGGTTGAAAGCCTCCAAGCGGTGAGCCAATGCTGCGTCGGTGCGGCCTTGCTCCCATTCGTCACATTCAAAATCAATCTTGTCCCAAGTGCGGAAGATGTCCATGCGAGATTCCCAATCACACAAGTCTTGGAAGTCTTGGCCGTTCAAGAGGAAGTCGTAGTTATCTACGATCTTTTCAACACGGATGCCTGCTTCTTGTTGTGCGATTTCGGTGAGGGTTTTGAAAGTCATGATGATCTCCTTGTTAGTGTTTGGCCAATCCCGTGGGGAGAGCCGTGACAATCGTAGTAAGGTTTGAGAAAAGTTAATGGACCACGCAAGACAAACCATGAAGACACTAGCACTGGGACTTGCCTTGCCCTTGACTTTCCTCCGAGGAATGTCAAGGGTCCCTGAGTGCATGAGTGGCTTAGGTTGTCGTAGCTGGTCGGCTTTTCGAGGACCGTCGAGGCTTGGCACGTCCGTAGGATTCCGTTAATGGGACAGCTCTGCTGGCCGACGGAAGCTCTAACCCACACTCTTAGGCCACACTGACAAAGGAGTGAGTCAATGACGCATCAAAACCCGAAGCCGAAATCTGTACTGCACAACAAGATGCTGGCTCTGTGGAAGAAAAGTTCGATAGATAACACGTCTTCCTCGAAGATCGGCCAAGGCGCACCAAGACGCCGGGTGTTGGAGAATATCGCATAGGTCATCAATGCACTTGGGTGAGATTGATTGTGACGCATGGGGGCATGGTCGCACGTATCGACGCTGCATGGCTCGCTGCTTGGTTAAGGCTTTCCCGACGAATGAAGTTATTCGGGATCACCTTGAAGATGTTGAAGCGTACCGGGCAACAGCGATTGTTGCTACGGACAGAACATCCATCCAACGGAAGTCAGGCGCAGATCCTGCTGCTTAACGGGGTGCTTTCGTTCCGAGAAAGATTTGGCTGCTATCTGTGTTCAATATGAGCTTATGGAAAATCTGTACCCATGAGCAAGGGACTCAAGGGATTCGGTTCCAAGATGGAATCACTATGAAGACGAGGAGTGGCATACTGAAGATGCTCTCGATTAGACACGAGTGAACTTGTCCATCTTGTTAGATGGACAAGCCGACATTCAAAAGCTGTGATGCAGGTGTAGCTTTTTGTTTCGGGGTCGGGTGTTAAACTTCCTCGCCCTTCATCGCAAAACGAAAAGGCTTTTCTCTTTCAGACTGTGCCTTTGATATGGCAATAGATACCTCAGTTACCATTAGCTCTTGGAATGCTTCAGCTATCGGTTGGAGGGCGTAGCCTATTTCCATTACGTCGTCATGCGCATCTTCATTGCCCCATTCCTCTGCGAGCTTAACGAGAGCAGAGCTGCAAAGATCGAGCGCGACGGCAGTGTTTAGAACTTCTTCCATGCGTTCGTTGAGATTATCCGATGCGGTATCTTCGACCACGGTGTTCTTGATCATGGTCTTATATCTTCCCCATCGGGATAGCGTGGTCTCTTTTTTCATTGTCTTCTCCTAGTAGTTTTTCGTATTGACTTAAAGCTTCTTCGATAAGCAGGTTATCACACATGGTGAGCATCCTGTAAAACTTGACGCCTTCAGCAAGGATCTTTTCCTGCATGGTGGGATTCTCCTCAAGCTCAATATGGAATACTGATTGTCCTCCACAGAGAACATAGAACTCCCATGATGGCAAACCGAATACCATCATGTAGGTCTGGGCTTGAGTCTGGTAGTAGATCGGCACTCCTTCTCTCCACGATTTCTTAGAGAAGGTGCCGATGTTTTTAATCTCAAGGCCACCGACAATCTTGTCTCCTTTGAGGATGAGCCTGTCGGGTGATGCTGCGAGCCAAGGGTAATCGGGATGACGAACCTGATGCCCTTTGTCCCAGTCCTTAACTGGGTCAAAGATTGTATGCTCGTCGTCACAGTACCGTTCAGCGTAGACATCTGCGATAGCGGATTCGAGCTGTGTTCCCCAGAACATTGGCTCGTTTACTTTGACTTCTTTTCCAAGAGCTTTTCTTTCGAGAAGCTGCTGTGGCGTAGTCCACTTGGAAAAGCCGAGGATGGCTGCGACATCCGAGCCGCCGATGATTTCTCCTCTGTCGATAACTTCCCATTCGAAATCAGTTAGTTGCATTGCTTAGTCCTTTCAGTTCTCGAATAATATTCTCTGCATCTTCAAGGGTTTTTCTGTGGGTGCAGTACTCTTTCGCATAGAAGCCTTCGCACTTGAATGGCATGGCGCAGTCAAGAACTGTGACCCACCAGCCTTTCTTGAAGTGCATCTCTCCGTCAACCATTTCCTTTGGTCCACCACCACGATAGGGTTCGGCGTGACCAAGGTGTGTTCCGCTTCTGGTGTGGACAAGGGTTTTGCCTCTGAGCTTTTTTCCCATGCCGATCATGGCAATCCAATGCGTAGCATTGGCGGCGACATCCAGTGATTGCTGGATGCGCCATTGCTCATAGTCGTAGTCGATATCGAGATCTTCATCGATCATGATGTTTCTCCTGTGAATGTTTTGATGAGGTCAACTGTCTTGCTGCTGAGAACTGAGTCCAGTAGTCTGTCTTCTCTCTCTGCCTGTACAGCGTTGACTGGTGAGTAGCCATCGAGGAATGCCCACTCGTCACGTTCATGGGTCCACTCTTCTGTGAGGTGGTTGTAGACTTCGGATGCGCTGCGTCCCAAGTACCTACGACACTTGCGACAATCCCATGCGGCATCGATGGTGTTGTACAGCTCACCACAGCTGCACTCAAAAACGTAGCCGTCTTGGATTGCTTCTACGATGTACTCTGGAAGCGGTGCTGGTTCTGCGTTCTTGTCTTTCATGTTGATCTCCTAAGTGAATGGCTGAGATATTTCCCAGTCTGCGTACACGGAACGTCCTGATTCTGCTCCGTCCTTAACCCTTAGCGTTAAACTAAATGGCTCCGCTTGGGGGCCAGCTTTGACTTGGCAGATCACATTGTTCTGCCAAATGTTTCGCTCGTTGCATTCGATCTTTCTCATACCAATGATTCCATCAACTGCTCCGTACAGTGAGGAAGATCCACGCATGGAATGGCCAACGCTTTCCTCGTCTGACTTCTTCATCTTCTTGAAGTGGTGATTGATTACCACTGAGCAGAAGGTTTTATTTCTGATAGCGATGCACCGTTCCATGACTTGCTTCATGGAGGATGAGTCATTCTCGTCCTCGGCATGAGCGTTGCGTAGGGGATCGATGATGATTAAACCTGCACGTTCTTGATCTAAATCAAGAACTGTTCTGATAATCGAATCGGAATCCTGTAGAAGATCCAGTGGTTCGCGGCACCGAATATAGAGCGGTAGATCTTTGAGGTCTTCAACGCTCAGGCCCTTGGCTGCTCCTAGTGCGGTGAGTCTAGCTTGGACATTAAAGATTCCATCTTCAAGTAGAAACAAGTAGACTGGTCTGCGTTCATGGTAGCAAGTGAACTCATGACTGTTGAAGCAATCGGTTCCACTTGCTACGCTGAGAGCAATCTCCAAGACTGCCCAAGTCTTGCTTGTCTTTGGTTCGCCGCCTAAGACAACAAAGGTGGACTGTTCGATTAAACCTCTGACAGTCCACTCAAGTTTCTTTGGCGGAATGCTGAAGAACTCTGAGGCGTTTAACATCGTTAGGTTTGGCATAAGCTAACTCCTTCTTTAGTTTACCGAGTACCTTTGCTAGACGTTGGTCAACAGCCTGTCTGCTTATGCCCCACGCCTTACCTATCTCGGTAGTGTTTTGTCCACAACAAAACCTGCCGAGCATTTCTCTGTCTCTACCATTGAACTCCGAGACTACGGTGTTCAGGTAGATTGTCTGTTCTGGGTTGGATACGTTAGGATAAAGCAAATCAAGACTACGGTCTATTGGTTTGTGTTTCTTTATCTCATCTCTGATGAAGCTTCGTATCCAATACCAAGCCCAAACTTGGAACGAAGATTTCTCTTTGTTCCAAGTTTGGTCTGCCTTCACGAGTCCAAGCAGTCCGACCTGACGCAAGTCTTCCTTGCCTCCAGCGTAGGAATGCGGGACCGTAAAGTTTCTAAGGTAGTAATCAACTATCTTAGAATGGCGTGTAAGCATCAGCTCCGCCGAAGTCATACGACTCCGATGTTTCTTCTTGCTTTGGTTTTGCTTTGGCATCACCACCGCTCCCGATGAAGTGGACTTGATTCGCTACACACTTGGAGGAGAATCTTTCGACTCCATCTTTTCCTGTGTAGCGATCTGTTTGAAGCCTGCCTTCAACCAGAACTTCTCGCCCTTTGGTTAGGTACTTGCTGCATGATTCAGCTTGATTGCCAAAGCAAACAACCTTGACCCATTCAACGGTTTGCTCGCCATCGGACATCTTGCCCGGTGTGGCAACGCTAAGTTGACACACTGGGATTTTACTTTTGGTATTCAACTCAGGATCAGCGCCAAGCCGACCTGAGATTATCAAACGGTTAAAGCCACGTACTGCCATAACATTCTCCTTTATAGACTAGCCAGCTTAGTCTGACTAGCTTTCTTGATTTGCCGTTGAACTGCGGCGGGTAGTTCCATGAGGTCATCAGTATGATGGCTCATGATTGACTGGACATTTTGTTCAGTCGTAGCTTCGCGGATCAAAGTCATAATGCGTTTAGCATTATCTGAATCTTTCCGTGAAGCTGGTTTCTTTCGGAAGTCATCAGACTCCTCAGAAGAGTAGACACCGTACTGGCGCAGGTTGGCGAGATGAAGGATAACTTTATCTTCGCCACGTTTCTGTGCCATGCTTACAGGGTAAGCATTCTTGTTGTTGCTGGGCAGGGCTTCGCCAAAGTCCCAGCGTTCGCGTCCGTCCTGTGTGTAACCACGGACTTTGATTACGACCTCTTTCTTTGAGAGGTCTTGGTGTACGACTTCGGGTTCAGAGAACCTGATGTCCAGCTTTGCTGCTATCACTTGGCAGGCCGAGTGATAGAGTACCCAAGTCCCGTGGCAATCCCAGATGGATTCCCGTGGGTTAAGGTCGTACTTCTCAAGCAGGGCTTTGACCTGCGGTTTGATTGTTGCCATTGCTTACCTCCGTTGGCTACTTGTAAACATTCATCTTTGCGGCGATCACTTCGCATGGAACGATTCCATGTTTCGGTGAGTCGGGATCTATCTTGTCGATGCCAGCCTTGAGTACAAGAACTGTGTCTCCTTTCTCGATCTGTTTAACTCCGTCGCTGACAGAGATAACTTCCCAGATCTTGCAATGGTGCATCTCATTGAGATGATCAGTGCCGATGATCTGGTCGAAGTCGGAAGGGACAATCCCTTTGATGATTGCCCTTCCCTCTGTCATGAACACAGGTTGTAATGCCTTGAAATCAAAGCCTCTTTTATACACGTCACGCATTTAACTCTCCTTGTTTTCCATGTTGTGTTTACCTTCCAGTATATACTGGAAGGCTTTCTCTGCTTCGGTGCAAGCAGTCTGAAGGATCGAAGGATCTTCTTTGATCTGCTTGTACCAGTGAGCAATGTAAGCAGCCGATTGCTCTTGGCAATCCATGCTGCTTCCAGTGTAGCCACACAGGTAAGCTGCCGTCATCTCGGCCACGAGTTCTTCGACGCCGTATTGGTGTGAGCCAAAGGCGTCGAAGTCTGTGATGCCTTCTCTGTTAAGACGAGATGCAGCTCCTGTGCTGTGACCCATCTCGTGAAACAGAGTTGGGTAGTAGTGCTTGGGGTCTGTCAAAGCAGAAGGAGAAGGGCAGTTGATTCTGTCCTTCTTCGGACTGTAGCTCGCCATGCCTGCAAGGTGGGTGAGCGGAATGTTTTCCCGTTCAAGATAATCTCTGATTATCTGTTCGGTCTGCTTTGACTCAGACTGTTCCGGTATCCAGTCAAGAAAGCTGTGATCATCGAAGCAGCATTGATCAAGGTTGAAGACTGACCAAGACTTAAAGACTGGATACCAGATTTCTTTTCCGTCTTGATCGAGCCTGTCGGATTTGTTCCAACCATTGTAAACGATGGTTGTTGCCTTCGAGCCTTTGGCTATGTGTCCCTCACGTTTACGCACTGCGTTAGACGTAAGCCAGTAGGGAGACTGGTAGTTGTTGGTCATAGCTTCGAGGTTCAGGATCAAAGTGTTGAGGCCACGGTAAACGTGACCGTTAATGCTTTGCTGTTTGAGATAGGGAGACTGCCAAGGCACGACACCTTTCTCAAGCTGAGAAAGAATCGAGGATGTAACTCCCTGTATAATATCGTCTTTAGTTTTACGTTGCATGATTGTTTACCTTTCTGTACTTTAGTACCTTGCGTTTTCCCAGTCAACTATCTTATATATATTTATGTATGTTGTTTGCAAAAACAAACAACATACATAAACTAATAAGCTATGCTTATTAGCCTTAGAAAATCCCACGATCTGTTTACCGTCGTGGGATTTTTTTTATCTCAGCTATGAGATAAAGCAGATGATCCAGTGGAAGTGTTGCCCAGTCAGAGCCTTGATCTTTTCGTGAAACGATCAAGGGGATTTTGCCTCTGTGTTCTGGGCTGCACTCAGTCAGGTCACGGTTGGCCTGTCGTATCTTACTGTAAACTCTAGGACTTTTACCGTGTGTAACTTCGACCCAATAGTCTGGGACTATTAGGTCTGGCTGAAGAGCGCCCATCTTCTGGTTGCCTCTGGCAATATCCTCTCCGAAGATGGGCTTGAGTTTGTCACGGATCAGGCGCTCGTATCTAGCACCTTTGTCTCGTTGGCTTTTACCCATCGTTAGACTCCAAGATTCTGATGAGGGTTGTAAGTTTTCCGCGAGCGATCTTGACGTGTTCAATGATCTCGTCCCTCTGCATTTTGCCGGGGATGAGATCTAATCGTTCGCAGGATTTAAGAACTTCTTCTTCGTGTTCCTTAACGAAGTCGTCGATGTCAATCTCTACGTCGATGGCTTCGTCGATGTTCATGGTGTGTGTAATGTACATGTTGTCTCCTATAAGATCCAAAGGATCTTCATGGTTTGTTCGTCTGCATTAAACTTTAGACGAAACTTTGTTGAGTCTTTGTTGGCATTGTCGTAGTCGCAGAACTCTTCAAGTAGATCTGAGATCCACTCGTGAAGTCTGTTGCTCCAGCGAGCTTGAGGATTCGATACGATGCTTGCGGTCTGAGCAAGCTCAAGGTTCGTATCGAATCCGAACCAGTCATGGACAATGCCATAGTCGAAGTCGTCGTCAAAGGTGAAGACTGCTAACGCCTCGCACGTTTCGTCGTAAGAGCTGAAGTCTTTGAGATGCACGTTAAGATCTGTGATCCAGTTGACGTGCGTATCATAGTCAAGACGTGAGACTTCTGCCTCGCAGCATTCAGTGAAGTCTCCGTCTTTGTAATGTACTTTGAACGTGCCTTCTCCAAAGGGACGGTCAAAGTCTTCTGATGTTTCAGGGTGATAGGAGAACTTGGGCCAGATCTCTTTGCAGTTAGAACAGAAGTCGATGCTTGCTTCTCCGATGCACTTGCCGTGAATGTCGTAGGTCATGATGTTCTCCTATAGGCTTGAGTAGAGTGAGCGATTCCACATGCTCTCGTAAACTACTTTGACTCTGGTCAATGCGGTTCGCAGTTCCTGAGATGGATTGACTTCGAGAGCAGACTTGATTTCGATGATGGCAAGGGAGAGTTCGCACATCGCAGACTGTTGCTTGTCGAGTATTGCTTGCTCCATCTCAGCGTAGTCCTGCTCCATTTGCTCGTAGTCAGACAGCTCATAGTCTGTTGACTTGGCTTCGTTGTCGAGGTGTTTGGTTTGCTGTTCGATTTGTTTATTCTTGAAGTAGCCCATGCTGGCCTCCTGTGTTTTGAGTTTCACGATAAACTATTTAACTAATGCTTTAATCGTCAAGAGTTAGAAGCCCGATTACAAATAGGATGAACGCGATTGCGATGCGGGAGACTGTTACGTCTTGACCTAGTATCCCTGTACACCATGAGGCTGTTGCCATTGTAAGGACAATGGCGACAGCCAATATGAATAGTGTCATTCTTTAAACCTTTCAAACGAGGATGAACGAGTTTGCTTCGGCGAATGTAATGAGCCGAAAATATTTTTTCTGGTAGGGTTAGGTCTTGGGTTTGCAGAGCATATCAAAGAGATCGATGATTGGTTTGTTCTGCGCGACGATGCCTTGAACGTAAACGTCTGCGTGTTTCTGCATGTAGTACAGCTCGCAGTCTTTGAACAAGTCATCGGGTGTATCCCATTGTTTTCCCTTGAGTTCTCCATCAGTACACTCGATGTCGTAGATGTTGGGAAACTCTGTTTGTTCTCCGACAAGGTGGGCAGGCATGAGTCTGTCGCATGATGCTTCGAACGTGTTGCCCCAGTTGTCTTCGCCTTCAATGATGGCAGCGTCGTGACATGAGTCATGAGGTGAGTGCCAAGTAATAGTAGGCAAGAATGTAGTTGCCATGATGTTAGCTCCATTGTGTTAGGTGGTTATCAAGGTCCATCATTAGACCATCGAACTTGTCCTGTGTCATAGATGAATCAACCTCATCTTGTATCCATTTAACTAAGCGGTTGTAGTTGTTACCGTTGTAACAATAGAAATGCAGACAGGCTTTCTCTAAGGAAAGCATGTCTGCTGGTTGGTCATCGAGTCCAAGTCCTCGTACGAATAGCCGTTTGATGTAGCCATTAGTGTGTGGTGTCATGATGTTACTCCTGCATCCATGATGCCAAGTGTGGTTCAGTTGTGTCAAACTCTGGAGGGAGTTCGATGTTGTCAGGGTACTTGTCGCACTGAGGATCAAAGAGATAAGCTTCGTACTGAGCTACACGTTGCTCGAACTTGTTGCCTTGAAAAGTGTAGGTGTATCCCATGTGTTCGCACCATTGCTTGAATGTAAGTTTGTTGTTGTAGACCATGATGTTCTCCTTTGTTTTCAATGCCTTGCATTTAACTAAGCGCAGCGTTTGCCTTGGGTGTCGAAGACAGCCTTGCCTTCATCGCTGTGTAACCAAGCGATGGCTGCTGCAAGCACGTCGCCATGACATGGCAAGGGCTTGCAGAAACAGCCAAGGGTTTTGCCTTTAAGTCCACGGACTTGAAGGACAAAGGACGGGCTGTTACAAAGTTTGTGCCACAAATACTTTTTGTATTGGGTGCAAACTTTGTGGTGTGCAGCGGCTGACCGTTCGGTTGGGCGGAAAGGATTTCCGTAGACCGAAGGGCGGCCGATGTACACCTGCGCTTTACCATGCTGCTTTATGTTCATGACTTGCATAACTTCTCCTCTTTCAATGCTTTGCATTTAACTAAGCGAAGCGTTTGCCTTGGGTTAGGAGATAGGATCTCCGATGCGGTAGCCGATGTTGATGCGTTCGCCATCAGCATCAATGGGATCGATGCCGAGTACGTTCTTGCGGCCATAGATCTCGACGATCTCTGCGACTACGGAAGTGAAGTCATGACCAAGGTCAAAGGTGAACTGATCGTCGCGGCCTTCGGTAAGGAACACATAGTATATTTGTTTCATGAGTATCTCCTTTGTTTTCAATGCTTTGCATTTAACTAAGGGAGGTTACGACCGTTGGTGTCAGCATCGCAGATATAGCGGAGCGAAGAAGGCCGAAGGCAGGAGGGAGCGAAGCGACCGTGGACCATCGGAGATATAGCGAGCGCAAGCGAGCGTAGCAGCATCGCAGATATAGCGAGCGAATGCGAAGCGTGGAACCGCCGGAGGCATAGCGAACGCAGGTGAGCGTAGACCCATCGGAGATATAGCGAACGAAGGTGAAGCGTAGAATGCAGTGATGTAAATATATTTATGACAGATAAATATATTTATTGCTGGATGCAAACACAGCAGTTGTTTGCTTGAGGTCCAGCGACAAGACGGTGGACTAGCTGAGAGAGATGCGATGGATGTGACACTTGCGATAGGTGTGACAGCTTTGCTGGCGGAGCTATTGCTGGTGGCGCAGCCATTGCCTCGAAGCCAGTGGACCAGACCTTGGTCTTGTCCGTGTGACTGATGGACCTTGGTCCGAAGTATAGTCCCGAACGAAGTGAGGGATAGGGATAGGGTGGGAAGATCGGAAGATCGGGAGCCTTGCGGATTAGCTAGTGTTTGTCTTATTTAGTTTACATAGCTTGTTGGTTAGTAGTGGTGTTGGTGTTGGTGGGTTGTGTTGGTTGTGTTGGGGTTGGGGGTTAGGGGGGGGAGCCTAGAGTAAGTAGGTGAATGAAATGGATGAACTTTTTAGTATCAATGAATTAGATAATTTTAATTTAAATAATAATAAATCTAAATAAGATATGGGGTATTTACCCGAGGGTTTTAAAAAAACAATTATATATATATATTATATATATATAATAATAATGTATATGTAATGTATATGTATTAAGTATAGTATAGTAGGTAAGGGGTTCTCTCTTTCACAAAGGGGGGATAGGATACAAGGGGGGATATGGGGGAAGGGAAGGTTAGATATAGGGAGGATAGTTAGAATAAAGAATAGTAAGAGTAAGGTATTCAGATTTACTAAAACAAATTAAGTGAGCTACGCTAGTAGTTCATACCTTATAGGATAGGGGCAACGAAGTGGCCCTGTCGGGAAGACCAAGGAAGGGGTCCACGACCCCTTCAAAACCCCGTAAATTACACCCCGATGAAATTTTGAAAAGCGAGGTAGGCACATGTGGGACAAGCCCAGTAAGAAAAGAAAGTACAACATACCTGAGCAGGAGCGCAGGTGTAAGTACTATCATCCTAACGAAGAGCAGTGCCGAGCATTGAAGATGCTTGGCTATACATACTGCTACTACCATGAGCCTACCTACGCAGAACAAAGAAGTGAGAACGGACGGAAAGGAGGAAAGGCCCCAAGGCTTTTGCCTCCGCAGATGCCAGCACCTGAAATGGAAACGCTTGAGCAGGTGAGACAGTTCGCGGTTGAAACATTGCATCAGGTTCGGACGGGGCATCTTGAGCCACGGACTGCTGCTGTTGTCAGCAGTCTCGTAGCGCATGTTCTTAAAACATTACCAGAGGTTGGAGCTGAAGAGGTCAGTGCTGCCGAGAAACTGAGAGGGCTATTGACTGATGACTTTTCCGAATCCAAAAAAGATGAAGATGCTGGCGAGCCTGTGCAGGATAACAGATCAGGTGAGTGGGAAACCCATACAGTTTCAGGTGTATGAGGAACAAGAAAGGATCTTGAAGGCGGCCCACGAATCGCGGAACATTATCATCCTAAAGAGCAGGCAGATTGGTTGCTCGCAGATTTGTTGTTTTCTGGATGCCGTCTATACTATTCTGAATCCCGGTGCCAAGGTCGCGGTTGTGGCCGACACGGAACAAAAGGTCCACGGTTTACTGGACCGTGTTCGTGAGGTGTACCGCGATCTTGAAGTACCGCTGAGAATATCTAACCGATCTAAGATAGTAACGAGAGAAGGATCGGAAGTCCATGCCGTTACTGCTAACGCAGCGAAAGGACAGGAACAATCCAAGGCTGGGAGATCTATGAGCTTCCAGATGCTGCACCTTTCGGAGCTGGCGTTCTGGCCAGATCAAGATGCCTTTGGCGCGTTGGCTAGTTCGGCTGGATTGTCTGCACCAATCCTTATCGAGTCAACATCATCTGGTCCCGGCGATTTGATGTGGAGACTTTGGACAGAAAAGAATGAGTTTGCCAAGCTGTTCTTTTCGGTAGAGGATCACCAAGCATATCGATCAGACCTACCCTTAACAGCAGAAGAGTGGCGGGAGATGCAGGATCTTGGGTTTACAGAACCAAACGCTGCGGCTTGGTTTAAGGAAACCCTTAACAATAGATTCCAAGGCCATCTTGTTCGGGCTTTGCGGGAATATCCGCAAAGACCAGAACACGCATTCATGTCGGCGGAGGGAAGATGGATCGACTTAACTCCTCCAGTGTTGGCACATACAATGATGCAGGGCTTGAAGATATTCAAACCTAAACAACAGCTTGAGGAATATGTTATAGGTGTCGATACAGCTGGAGGCTTAGGCAAGGACGCAAGCGCCATTGCCGTTATACAAAAAAGCGATTTGTCCCTAGTTGCAACGTGGGTAGACGAGGATGCTACCATTGACACCCTTGCGGATTTCGTACGCGCAGCTTATCAAATATATGGTGGCAGTGTAGTTATTGAGTCTAACGGCATCGGGTTGGCGACGGTGCAAGCAGCTAGAGCTAGAGGCATACCAGTGATCGAAGCTAAGACTTCTCAGGCAAGACAGTACCAAGGTCTGCTCGCGGTGAAGAGGAAAGTGGAAGATGGCTCACTGGCAGGCCCATCTGAACTAGCCGAAGAGTGCGACAGCCTTCATGTTAATAGGCATGAGAAGTTTGACGGGAAGAAAGATCTGTGTATGGCGATAGGTTTTTCCTTACTATTTATTGACAAATCTCCTATGGGAGAGATACCTAAAGAGGAGCCAACTGAAAATGTTTTCTCCCTCAGTAGGTATCATAACAGGCAGAAGGCCGGAAACTGGAGCGAGTTCTAATGGCAATGGAAGATCCCAATAGAAGCATCATACGCAAGAAGCGGAAGACAAAGAGAAAGCTTCCTCCAGAATATCAGAACATCAGCACCGCAAGAATGGAACACGCCGCAGATCAGCAGAGCTTTGGATCGTGGCTTGGTACATTGCTTGGTGGACTCACGGGCGCGTTCGGCTTCTTCGGTGGCCCCGCTGTTGGGATACCAACAACATTGGCAGGCGCTAGTCTTGGCAACCAAATCGGTGGCGCTATTGGTGGAGAGGATGCTGTTGCAGCCCAAGCAGACTACTATGCACAGCAGGCTCAACAAGAATACGATATGAGTAAGTGGGCAGTTCTTGAACAGATGGAGGCTGAGGAGGAAGCTCGTCAGGCCGCAATAGATTTCTCGTTCAAAGAAATGATTAACGCAAATACAAAGAAGACTAGCCCGGAGCATACATTTAAAGCAAGCAACTGGAGGAATGCGTAATGGATAACGGTGCAATGCTGATCCTTGAAGCCAAGGATATGGCCGCAGATAAGATGTCAAGCGGCATGGACAAAAAGAAAAAAGAAGAAACAGAAAGCATAGAAGGCGAACTGCTTGATGAACTGAAGAAGCTTCTTGATGGTTGGGATGATATGGATCATGACTACTACAAGGAACTTAAAGAAGTTTACACGAAGCATGGCGGCGAACTGGAAGAAGAAGAAGTAGAAGAAGAATACTAATGGCACTAGACAAAGAAGTAAAAGTAGGACCTACTAGCGAAGCGATTACTTGTGAGCAGCTTATTGAGGAGCTGTACAAGAAAGGCGCTACCGCGAGATCTAGGTTCTTAGTCAAGGCAGATCGTAATGAAAGATATGTACACGGTGAGCAGTACCAAGACATCAATCGGCTTACGGGCGTACTGCAAGATGTGCCGTGGCAGTCCTACGTTCCAAAGGTTACGGTCAACCTTCTTAGAAACCTTGTGCTTACTTGGACTTCTCGGCTTCTTCGAAACCGTCCATCTGTTTCTGCTTACCCACATAACGGGGAAATAGCAGACATGACCAGTGCGTCAGCTGCTTCAACGATCATCGAGTTCTTTGAGCATGACATCGATATTGATGATATGATGTTCGAAATGGTGTCAAGAGGCTGCGCTCATGGCGTAGGGGGAGTTAAACTTGTTTATGATCCAGACGATGATAATGTTACTTGGGACCCCATTACTATCTTTGATTTTGTTATGGACCCACAGAACAATCCGCAAGATTCCGTTTGGCTCATATACGAGAAGTACATTGACGAGGCTGAGGCGAACATGCTTCTACGGGAAGCAGGTTCGACAACTAGAGCAACGCCGGAGCAATACTATGTAGGCGTGAATGATTATCGCCAAGGCGTAAAGGTTAGAGAACTCTGGTATCGCCCAGATCCTAGAATACCAGCAGGACTATACTGCCTTGAAGTCTCAGGCGAGATCACGACTGCAATGGATTATCCCTACATTTTCAAACGCTTAGAGTCTCCCGGTGACACACAGGAAGAAAGCTTTCTCCCCATCGCACTGTTCACAGTGGACCCAGTTAGAGGTACGGTGTATGGAGACACTTGGGTGAATGATGCTGTACCAACACAGCGTCAGATCAACGAAGTGGAATCTACTCTTACCAAACTGAGAAGAGATACTGCGGGAGCAAAGCTTGTTGCGCCCGGATCTATCGCCAACGCGATAGACACGGGCAATCAGATTTTAAAGGTAGACGATCCGATGCAGGCACAGATGATCCGGTACATGGAGCCGCCTCGCATTAACAATCTTTTGTTTCAAGACAGAGAGGTCTTGCAGAAAAGAATGTATGATCTCGCTGGGTTAAACGAGTTGATGGTTGGAGCGGAGGCCGCAAAGAGTGGCCAGAGCGCAAAGACAATCGCGTACCTCAGCGAGCTGGATGGGATGAAGCAGTCTGGAACAGCGCGGTCCATCGAGAAGTTTTTACTCGAAGCATGGAGAAAGACGCTGGTCTTGGTGCGTAACTACTACACCGAGCCAAGGCTGCTTACCATTATAGGAGAAGATAATGTCTTGGCTCAAACGAGTTTTCTTGGAACGGATATTGATGGCGTTGGTCTTCGTCTTGAGCCACGCTCAGGCAAAGCTCGCTATTCTGCGAGCAAAGAAGAAGATATTATCAATCAAAGCAAGATGGGCATACGAGA